AGTCTACAGGATTGCCAGGATACACAACAGATGTGTGGCAAGGTATGGGACCATCTGATGATATAAATCAAATTGAAGACCTAACTCAAATTATCAGTATTGCTAAGAAGCAAGGTATAGAGGAAGGTTCTACACAAAAAGATATGAATGGTCAAACTTGCGAAAAGTGTAAGAAAGACAAGTATCAAGAGCGTAGCCAACACGATGATATGGAAGGTAAAGTAACTTGTAGTTGTGGCAATAGAGTCAATCGTTGGAAGAATTACAAAGAGAAAGATGTAGCGGAAGGTCGAGAAGGTAAAGACCTTGACAAGATTAGAGACAAGTATAACAAGTATGACGAAGCTGCCAATCCTGCACAACAGGCCGCTATCGCTATTGCAAAGAAAAAAGCAGGTAAGAAATAATGGACGAACTTAAGAAAGCATTAAAAGTGGCATTTGCATCTGAATATGCATTTGCTATTAAAGCACAAAACTTTCACTGGAACGTAGAAGGACCATTGTTTCCGCAACTACACGCATTGTTTGAGACTATCTATACTGAAGTATATGGTGCTATTGATCCTTTTGCTGAAAACATTCGCAAATTAGGATCATATACTCCTGCTAGCTTTGAACGTTTTTCAATGCTAACACAAATTGAAGATGAATTAAATATGCTTGAAGATAGAGCTATGATTGCAGAGCTACTGCAAGATAGCGATAAAATGGTCAAATTATTAAAAATGGTTTACGAGCTTGCTGAACAAGCAGGCGAAAACGGGTTAAGTAACTTTTTAGCAGAACGTATGGATGCACACCGCAAACACAGCTGGATGTTAAGAGCAACTTCAAAAGGTTAACACAAACACACTACCTTAGGACCTTTGCGTTTTTAAGTGTGGGGAGGCTGCTGCCCACAGCGAGCGATTCGCTACCGTAAACTGTAAAGTGAGCATAAATATATAATAGAATATTTGGGGATCAAAATGGACTTAAAAGCATTAATGCAGAAGTTAGAAACAATTAACACTACACAACCCGTAATGGAGTCTGTAGAAACAAAACAAGTTATTACAGAATCAGTAAAGGCTCCTGTAGTCATTCGAGAAACTACTTTTAAGAGTTCAATTGCTCGCAGTCTAGCTGAAGAATTTGGCTATGACTTAGAAGAAGCAGGACCCAATGATCCAAATAACACAGCACAAGTTACTGCAAATGATAAAGCAACGCAGGCAGGTCGTGCGGCAAAAGATGCTGCATCAGGTCAAGTTGTAGGCAGTGGTACTACTCCGGCTGCTGGTGCAGCCACTAAGCCTGCGGCGGCACCGGGATCAGCGCCAGCGGCAGCAGGTGGTGTTCCTAATCCGTATCAAGGTGCAGACGCTGCCAAGTTTGCCTCTATGAGTCCTGCAGATCAAGAATGGTTAACAAGAGGTGGTGGCAAACCCGACATTAACGACGAGTTTATTCTTAGACGTGCTCCTAACGGTGGTAAGGCAGTAGCAGCACCTGCTCCAGCGCCTAATCGCACACTAGCACCTGCTCCTGCAGGTGGACCAGCTGTAGCACCAGGCGGTGTCCAAGCAATGGGCGATGATGATGGCAATACAATGATTACTAAACCGGATGGTACAGTACAGGTAGTAGGTCCAGATGGTAAACCATTGCCAAACGGTGGCAAGGTAGATCCGGCGGCTCCTGCTGACAAACCTAAACCGGCAGCTGATCCTGCAGGAGCAGCTACACGTGAAAAATTCAAAGCACTATTAGATAAGTTAGAAAAGACGGGTGGAGTTACTGGAGCTGCGGCTGCTCCTGCGGCTGCTAAACCAGTAGGTGGAGCAGCAACTAAGCCAACAGCAAAACCAGCAGCAACTATGCCGGCAGTTAATGCAATGGGCGATGCAACTGGAGTTCAAGAGACTGTACTACAAGACGATCAAACTTTACTAGCTATTAAGAATATCAGATATTAAAATGAAAGATCCAATTGTAGAATCACTTGCTAAAATTCGATCTTTAGAATCTAAAGAAATTCTAAACGAATTTGCAGTGCCGCCTGGAGCAGGCACTGCATTGAAAGCGGGTGGTAAATTTTTAGGTAAAGCATTACCTGGAGTTGGATTAGCATTGGCTGCACAAGATGCATACTCAAGACAAAAGGCCGGCGACACTACCGGTGCTGCTATCGCAGGATTAACTGGGGCAGCATCGAGTATTCCCGTAGTTGGCACTGCGGCAAGTATATTAGGAACAGGCGTACAGGCATTTCGTGATAAAATGCGTACAGGCAGTTGGATGCCCGACGAAGATGAAATTGCGGCAGGCGTAGCCAAGGATGGCACTGCACAACCTACTGCCCCAACAGCAGTTGCACAAGCTAAACCAGCACCAGCGGCGCCTATGAGTAAAGATCAAATTATAGCTTTTCAGAAAGCTAACGGATTAACACCTGACGGTGTGATGGGACCAAAAACACAAGTAGCATTAAATGCTCAAAAAACTAAAGGAACAGCTATGTCAGAAGCACAAAAAATTGCAGAGTTAAGAGATCGTCTTGCTCAATTTGAATCACAACCACAAATTACCAACGAAGGCTGGTGGGACAGCATAGGAAAATTTGCAAGCGGAGTTGGTAAGGGAATTGCTAATCCAGCTGCTACTAATTTAAAAAATGTTGCGGCAGGTACAACTGCATCTACTAAAGGAATCAAAACAGGAGCAGCAGTTGCTCGTAATCCTGGAAAGGTTGCGGCAGGTGCGGCGGCGGCAGGTGCGGCTGGCGCCGCCGCATTAGGTGGTGGTGGTGCTACTAAGCCTGTTACTCCACCTGTTAAGCCGCCTGTTAAGCCACCTGTTAAGCCAGCAGTAACTCCACCAGCTCCTGCTCAGACTCCAAATGCTGGTGCTGATCCGGCTGATGTAGCAGCATTAAATGGTATGGCTGCTGAATTAGAAAACAGTCAAGATCCAGCAGATATCGAATTGATGAAACGTTATAATGGCATTATTAATGCTATTAACAATCGTGGGGCAGATGACAAACGTACACAAGGCGAAATTGCCGCAAGTGCAGGCTTAACAGATGCAGGCGTTTAAAGAAATTTAAACCAAATAAAAAGCACCCTAGGGTGCTTTTTTTATCAATGCCAATTACCTTGATAACAATGGCGCATCTCGTGCCCAACATCATGCATTGTAGGATTCTTTCTAGTGTAGATAGTACAGGTCCTAGTAGCATTATTCCAAAAACTGCAAGCATCTACTGCATAATTAAATGCTCCAAAGCCACGACTTTTATATTCGTCTTTGCATACTTTCTGTACGTTGTCTACAGTTTTCCATGTTATAAGCATAGTCTCGCTGGAATTTTCTTTTGTACTAAAAGGAGTTGAAGGATCATCCCAATTGGCAGATTGAGCTGTTGCCATTTGGGACACTAAAATAAGTGGTAGGATTAGTTTCTTCATGTGTGTATTATAGCAAACATTGGCGATTTAGTCAACTGTATTTGGCTAAGTTTATTTTTGATGTTGTTGACTTACAACGATAACTAATGTATAATAACTTTTAACTAGGAGACATTATGTCAACACGTATGTATGGGCCCGAAGAAAAGGCCAAACTAGAACGACTTATCAACGAAGGCTCAACCGTTTTACGAGAAATTGAGGATCTGAAGGAAGGGCTCAAAGAAACGGTTAAGGCAGTAGCAGAAGAATTGGAAGTCAAACCAAGTATTATCAACAAAGCCATTGCTATTGCACATAAAGATAATTGGAAAGAGCATGAACAGGCTTGGAACGATATTGAAATGATTTTGGGTGTAACCAATAGGTTACCCGAGTAATGAATGAAATATTCAGCGGAACATTTAGCTGGATCAGAGAAGATTATGCAAGTAATCGAGTACGTTTTTGTCTTGAGGTCCTTGCTTGGGCTATTTCTATTGGTTGTGCTATTACTATGGCAACCACCGTACCAAATCCCCCATTACTTATTCTCTATCCAATATGGATTTGTGGATGTGCTATATATGCTTGGTGCGCTTATAGTAGGCGTTCCTTTGGTATGTTGGCTAATTACATCTTGCTGGTCAGTATCGACACAGTTGGACTAATTAGAATGATAATTAATTAATAATTTTACGAGAACTACACATGATAGAATTTACTAAAGATTATCTATACGCTTTTGATACCGACATAATTGATAATAAACAATTGTATGATCGATGTCTAATTATAGAAAATATTCTTAATACTAGATTTCCAAATACTGACCCAGGTTGGTATGGAAATGCTACTAGTGCAAATAATCAAAAATATAATTTGTTTTCTTTTCCAGATCCTCAGCTATCAAAACTATACGAGTTTTTGGTAAAAAGTATTACGCCATTATTGGATGACGAACCATATGTTTTAAAAAGCTGGATGAATGTATATCGAGCTGGGCAAAATGTACACTGGCACGGCCACTGGCCTTCTGAGTTTAGAGTTTGGCATGGATTTTATTGTGTGCATGTTGGCGAAAGTGCAACACACTATAGAATACCAAACATTGAAGATATTATTATAGTTCCTAGCAAAGAAGGAAGATTAGTAATAGGAAAAAGTGATGGAGATAAGCATAAGAGCACTCCGTGGACTGATACTAATAGTGTAAGGATAACCTTAGCATTTGATGTGATTCCGTTAAGCACACTTGGACAAAATCGGCCGTACGAAGAGGTGCTAATAAATCACTTTATGCCTTTTAAAGCATAACGCTAATATAAATATAATGTAGATGGCGGGCGGGCCATAATCCGCACATTGGTATTTGCAAGCCGTAAATTGCATAGGAGAAATTATTTTGTATGTAGATGCATTTTTTCAGCGCGACGCTGATATTGTAAAAATTGTAGAACGTAGTACAGAGGGGAAACGAGTATTTAAAGAGTTTCCAGTACGCTACACGTTTTATCACACAGACCCTCGAGGTAAATTCCAAAGTATATATGGAGAACCGTTGAGCAGGGTTGTCTGTAGAAATTCCAAAGACTTCCGTAAAGAACTATCTATTCATAACAATAAGAAATTGTATGAAGCAGATATTAATCCGATCTTCTCAACACTTAGTGAAAATTATTTAAACGCAGAATCTCCAAAGCTCAATGTAGCTTTCTGGGATATTGAGGTGGACTTCGATCCAGAACGTGGCTATGCAAGTCCTGAAGATGCATTCATGCCAATTACTGCCATTGCTGTTCACCTACAATGGATAGACACATTGGTTTGTTTAGCTATTCCTCCAAAGAAAATGAGTGTAGCTGAAGCAGAAGAACTAGTCAAGGATTTGCCTAATACACATATCTTCGATAATGAAGCTGACCTACTTGATACTTTCTTAAATTTGATACAGGATGCAGATGTGCTCAGTGGTTGGAACAGTGAAGGTTTTGATATGCCATATACTGTCAATCGCATTACCAAAGTACTAAGCAAAGACGACACCCGCAGACTATGCCTGTGGGACCAATATCCTAAAAAACGTGAATACGAAAAATATGGAAAGAAGGCTATAACTTATGACTTGGTTGGTCGTGTACATTTGGACAGTTTAGAATTGTATCGCAAGTACACCTATGAAGAACGACATACTTACCGACTGGATGCCATTGGAGAAATGGAAGTTGGCGAAACCAAGACACAGTACGAAGGCACACTAGATCAGTTATACAACAATGACTTCCGTAAGTTTGTTATCTATAACAGACAAGATACTGCTCTGCTAGATAAACTTGATAAGAAACTAAAGTTTTTAGACTTGTCTAATACACTGGCACATGAATGTACTGTGTTGCTACAAACCACAATGGGTGCTGTAGCAGTGACTGAGCAGGCCATTATTAACGAAGCTCACAAGCGAGGATTCCAAGTTCCTAATCGTCCAGTACGTGACGAAGAAGCTGACAATAGTGCCGCTGGTGCGTATGTTGCTTATCCTAAAGAAGGTATTCATGATTGGATTGGCTCACTGGACATTAACAGCTTGTATCCGTCAGCTATTCGTGCATTGAACATGGGTCCAGAAACTATTGTAGGACAACTGCGTCAAACTTTGACTCAAGAGTATATTGACAACCTAGTGGCCAAGGGCAAATCGTTTGCAAGTGCATGGGAAGGTATGTTTGGATCTATTGAATATACTGCTGTAATGAATCAAGAAGTTGGTACAGAGATTACCATCGACTGGCAGGAAGGAACTGTTGACATACTCAGTGCTGCCGAAGTGTACAAGTTAATCTTTGACAGCAATCAACCATTTATACTCAGTGCTAATGGAACTATCTTTACCTATGAGAAAGAAGGTATTATTCCCGGCTTGCTCAAGCGTTGGTATGCTGAACGTAAAGAGATGCAGGCCAAACTTAAAGACACTATCAAAGCCGGCAATAAGATTGAAGAAGAATACTGGGACAAGCGTCAACTAGTCAAGAAAATTAACTTAAACAGCCTGTATGGTGCTATTCTTAATCCTGGCTGTAGATTCTTTGATAAACGTATTGGACAGTCAACTACCTTAACAGGTCGTGCTATTGCTCGTCATATGGCAGGTAAAGTCAACGAGATTATCACAGGAGAAAACAGTCATACTGGAAAGGCAATTATTTATGGTGACACTGACAGTTGTTATTTTAGTGCTTTTCGCACTTTGCAGAAGGATATCGAAAAAGGATTAATTCCTTGGACTAAAGAAAGTGTAGTTCAACTCTACGATCAAATTGGGGAAGAAGTCAACAAGACATTCCCACAGTTTATGTTAGATGCATTTCACTGTCCAAAGACTCGTGGAGAAGTTATTAAAGCGGGTCGTGAGCTGGTTGCAATCAAAGGCTTGTTTATTACTAAGAAACGTTATGCAGTACTTTATTATGATAAAGAAGGCAAGCGTACAGACATAGACGACAAACCAGGTAAGATCAAGGCCATGGGCTTGGACCTGAAACGTAGTGATACGCCAGAATTTATTCAAAACTTCTTAAGTGATGTATTGGAGAAAGTCTTAACTGGTACTACTGAACAAGAAGTGTTGGATTTTATTACTGAATTCCGTACTAACTTTAAAGTACGTCCAGGTTGGGAGAAAGGTAGCCCTAAACGTGCTAACAATATTTCAGCATATCGCGGCAAGGAAGAGAAAGCAGGCAAGACTAACATGCCCGGACATGTTCGTGCAAGTCTTAACTGGAATACTCTAAAGCGTATGATGGACGACAAGTATTCAATGAGTGTCACCGACGGTGCTAAAGTCATCGTTTGTAAGCTCAAAGATAATCCACTGGGGTTCACTAGCGTGGCCTATCCAGTAGATGAGCTTAGACTGCCCCAGTGGTTTAAGGATTTGCCATTTAATCACGAAGAAATGGAAGCAACGATCATTGATAACAAGTTGGAAAACCTAATTGGTGTACTTAACTGGGATATCAGATCAACCGAACAGACAAATACTTTCAATAAATTATTTGACTTCTGACATAAAAACCTATATACTATATTAATACAAAGGAAACAATCATGCAAGATATTTTAAAAGACCTCGTAAGCCACACACATAGCTTGGGCTTTCTGCCACTAGTTAAAATTACCGGTGATAAAGACACAGTTATCGAATCTATGGCTGAAGACCGTAGTGTTATTGTCACTGCTAAGACACATACAGCAGTTGACGAGTTTGACGGTGTGTTTGGTATGCCTAACTTAGACAAGTTAGCACTTCACTTGAAGAATCCAGAATACAAAGAAGGTGCAACTATCGGCGTTGTCAAGGCGCAAAGAAACGGTGTTGAAATGCCAGTAGGATTGCATTTTGAAAATGCTACTAAGGATTTTAGAAACGATTATCGTTTTATGAATAGTGACATTATCAACGAAAAACTTAAATCAGTTAAGTTTAAGGGTGCGACGTGGGATGTTGAGTTTGAACCTAGTGTTGTAAGTATTCAACGTTTACGTTTGCAATCGGCAGCACACACTGAAGAACAAACATTCCAAGTTAAAACAGAAAATGGCAATTTAGTTGTTTTCTTTGGTGATGCTAGTACACATGCCGGATCATTTGTGTTCCATGCTAATGTAAACGGCAAGTTAAAGCAGACATGGTCATGGCCTGTTACTCAAGTTATGAGTATTCTTGCACTTGATGGTAACAAGACAATGCGTATTGCAGATGCTGGCGCTATGCAGATCACAGTTGATTCGGGTCTTGCTGAATACAACTACATCTTACCGGCACAGAGCAAATAATGAATAAGAACCTGACCGCCCAGCAAAGCGATTACGCATATTTCTTGCCGGCTACGTCAGGTTTCTACTCAACGTTCATAGGCAAACAACGCTATGGAAATTATGTAGATCCTGCACGTATACCGCCAAGTTTAGCTAATGGGGTAGAAAGTCTCAACTATCTAAATCCAGATAAGGGTGCATTCTATTTTAATCATTGCTTATACTCTGCAGGACATGCTAATTTAGATCTTACCAAGCCAGATGAAACTGAGGACATGTTCCGTAATAGAGACCGTAGTACCTCGTGGGTATTAGGTGACTCAGGTGGATTCCAGATCGGTAAGGGCGTATGGGAAGGTGAGTGGCGTGATCCTACAGGCCCAGAAGTTGCGGCTATGTGGGCAGAAGTCAATGCCAAAGGTGTTGAACTAGTACCACAAGTACATCCAACAGGTCATCCTAAGACTGATAAAAATGGTAATCCTAAGTACACTAAGATTGATCATCCTAAGCTCTATCAAGCTCGATTAGATGCCGCACAGAAGAAACGTGAACTGGTATTGACTTGGATGGATACGCTTATGGATTATGGCATGGTACTTGATATTCCAGCGTGGGTTGAACGTAGTCCTGCTGGACGTAAGGCAACTGGTATTGAATCATATCAGCAGGCAGTTAATGCTACACGTTTTAATAACGAATATTTTATCAAACATCGTAATGGCAACTGCAAGTTCTTAAATGTTTTACAAGGTGAAACACACGAACAAGCAGATGATTGGTATCAACAGGTTAAAGACTTTTGCGATACTAAGGTCTATGGTGACAAAGCATTCAATGGTTGGGGCATGGGCGGACAGAACATGTGTGATATTCACCTTGTACTCAAACGACTAGTGGCTCTACGCTTTGACGGATTGTTAGAACAGGGTCAACATGACTGGATGCACTTCTTAGGTACATCAAAGTTAGAATGGGCTGTGCTACTAACAGACATTCAACGTGCTGTTCGCAAGTATCATAATCCAGACTTTACTATATCGTTTGACTGTGCTAGTCCGTTCTTAGCCACTGCTAATGGACAGATTTATATCAATACGGAAACTGAAGACCGTACTAAATGGGTTTATCGTATGCAGGCGAGTGCGGATGATAAGAAGTATGCCACTGACAGTCGCTTGTTCAAAGATGCAGTATTGCAAGATAAGATATTTGATAAGTTTGAATCAAGTCCAATTATTGATCAAATGCAAATGAAAGAAATTTGCATCTATGCACCAGGCGACCTAAATAAGAATGGTAAGGAAGGTGCAACGTCGTGGGATTCATTTAGCTATGCACTGATGATGGGTCATAATGTTTGGATGCACCTTAATGCAGTACAAGAAGCTAATCGTCAATATGATTCGGGCAAATTGCCTGCCATGTTGGTTGACGAACGCTTTGATAGAGTGTATTATAAGGACATAGTAAATGCAATCTTTGCTTGTGATAACAAAGATGATGCAAATGCTATCATTGAGTATTACAGCAAATTTTGGATGACTATCATTGGCACACGTGGTGCAACTGGAAAGAAAACAGTTAATGCGCACACTAAAGCTGAAGAATTTGGTATTCCTATGGTAGACTTTTCCGATTTAAAGATTGTTAAAAACGAAGAACCTAAAGAAAATAACTTTATGGATTTATTTGAGTAATATAACACGTGAAAACTTTCATGAAAAGAGTTATAACATGACCATGCCAGACGAAAGATTTCGTGCAGTAGTACAAACAGAGAAATTCTTAAGAGAAATTCTTATTACTCCGCGAGTTCCAAAAGCAATCAAAGAGCAAGCTCGTTGGTGCTTGCGCCATTACCCTAGTCATTGGGATATGCAGCGTACAGCACTTCAGGCGCCTGATGTATTTCAAGAAAGAATGGAACCAGTGACTAGGCTTTTTAAACAATACGAGCAAAATAAAAATGAAGCGTGATTATACAGATGGTGTAGCAGAAGATGTAATTTACTTTATTGGTAAGGAAGTAGAACATACTCCTGCATACGGTATGAACACATTGTTTGTCACTGGAGTTCAACCAGTAGATGAAATTGCATCTAAATTAAACGGATGTACACACATCTTTTTTGGTGCTAATCATAGCTTTAATCCAAAACCTAACGATCCGAGTGATTGGGGGCGTTGGGAGGGTATGATCTTATTCTTTCTCGACAAAGGTTATCTATGCAGTTTAGATATTCCAATCAGTGCCGTAGAAGAATTTAATGACGGTGGATTAAATGAACATAACAACTTTATTCCACAAATAAGAGTTCCAATTCCTTATTTAAAATTATGGAATTATAATACAATGCTTAAGATCGATGACAAAGATTTTAATGCAACAAATCCTGGGGTGTGGTCAGTGCCAATGGGTGCCATAACTCAGCGTAAGTACTTCACCCCATGGCGCAATTATAACAATGATGAGATTATCAAATGAACGAAACTCAAGCTCAACAACTAATAGATGCAGTAACTAGACAAAATCAATTACTTGAAGGTATTGATTGGAAACTCTGGGAATTATTTAAACACATAGTTCCACAGGAAGAAGAAAAGAAATGATTATTCGGCAAGACGTCCGTCCTAACAAAATGATTTGGGTTACCTTTCAGAAAGAAGGTATGCACAAATATCCAGCCGCACTTACAGATCCAACACTTGCTACAGGTGATGAATATGATGTTAGTTTCTTAGGCTATCCACATCGTCACACATTCCATTTTAAAGTTTGGATTGGTGTCACACACGATGATCGTGATATTGAGTTTATTCAGTTCAAACGATGGTTGCTAAATCTGTACAAAGATAGTATACTAGCGTTAGACTACAAGAGTTGTGAGATGATGTCAGGCGATTTGTATGACGCTATCTCCAAAAAGTATCCCAACCGTGAGGTTTGGATTGAGGTCTCCGAAGACGGAGAAAATGGTTCATTTATTAAGTATTAATAGGAAAAGCTAAAATGGCTAAGAATTATCGCGACGTTAACTATTTTGAAAATCGTCCGGACATTGTTAAGATCTTTGATGATTTGGAAAAGTTTAAAGACTTCTGTCGCTTTGAACTGTGTAATTTTAATGAGGCTAATCTCTACAATAGAGATAGTCAGATTTGGAATAACTACTACCACAGCACACGCCCACGTAAGCCACGCGGTGAATATAACAACAATCGCGGGGAATATAATCGCGGTGGAAACAATAGAAGTTTTCAACGATGATTTATATAGTAGATTTAGAAGCAGTTGATACCAGATACACTGGTCAATGGAAAGATCATGTGCCTAAACTACTAAAAAAGGCAGGACACAATGTCAACATTATATCAGGTCCTACGGACATTCCTAGTGCTACCACTCCTGGAGCATTTCTCAACTTTGGCGGCACTAATATATACAAGGCTAGCCAAGTTGAACAGATGGGTCGTTTATTTTGCTCCGGAGCAGTTAAGCCTGGCGATCATTTTTTGTTTACTGATGCTTGGCACCCTGGTATTATAAATTTGAAATACATGAGTGAACTATTGAATATTCCAGTAGTCACGCATGGCTTATGGCATGCCGGCAGTTATGACCCGCAAGACTTTCTAGGTAGACTGGTTGGTAAAAAGCCATGGGTACGTCATGCAGAGAAAAGTTATTTTTGGGCATTTGATCATAACTACTTTGCTACAGAATTTCACGTTAAGCTATTCATTGACGAATTATTAGAAGATGGATTTAAAAGTGAAAATCCTTGGTACGAAGAAGATTTTGCTGAACGCTATGATAGCGGCAAGATGATTCGTACTGGCTGGCCTATGGAGTATATGAATGATATTCTAACTCCATATAAAGGTATGCCTAAACGTGACCTTATACTATTTCCTCACCGTATTGCACCTGAGAAACAGGTTGAAATCTTTCGTGATTTAAAAACACATCTTCCACAGTATGAATTTGTAGTGTGCCAGGATCAGTACTTAACAAAAAATGAATATCATAATTTGTTAGGTGAAGCTAAATTAGTATTCAGTGCTAATCTACAAGAAACATTAGGTATTAGTTGTTATGAAGGCGCTGTAGTAGATGCTATTCCCATGGTGCCAGATAGACTCAGCTATAGCGAAATGTATTTTGATATTTTTAAATATGAAAGTAAATGGACTGAAAGCTATGATGCATATACAGTTTATAGACCGGATCTTTGTAGAGCAATTATGAGTCATATGGATTATTATAAGACTAGACTGCCACAATTAAAACAACAAACAGCGGCCCTCCATGATCAATTCTTCTCAGCTACCGACTTACTCAACAATCTCAACTGATTCGTTATATACTAGTATGACTGATACTATTACCATAACTGGAATGGCTTCTGATTGTATAACACTACCTAGCGGATCTATGTACACGTATAGTCCATCAATTAGTACATTAACAACTACATCTATACCATCATTAACTATAAATGATATTAATCCAGTATCGTTTACTTGGGGTAAGGATTTTGTAGATAAATTCCCCGAATGGGATAGAATCAAATCAATGTGCAATCAATATCCATCTTTGGAAATTGCATTAAGAAATTTTGAAACAATTTATCAACTTGTAAAAGATGACTATGATAATCCAACACCTAAAAAATAAATTCTTTTCATTTTTAGAACGAGCTGATCGTAAAAGAATTATCATGGATCGTGTAGACAACGATCCATATTTAGAACGGTATTATGTTTTTCTTAAAGATAGAAAAATGTTCCCGTTTAACATCTTTATACATAAGTTTCTCAAATCAGATCCAGATGACGTTCATGATCATCCTTGGCCCTATGCTACACTAATACTTAAAGGTGGATACTATGAATGGGTTCCAATTTTTGATACAGATAATAAAAAGATTGGTGAAATATGTCACTGGCGTGGACCCGGTCACTTTCGTATCTGCGGTGCTAATAGCTATCATAGGATTGAGCTTGACCCTGAAATAACTGCATGGACATTGTTTATGCCAGGCCCACAACGTCGTGAATGGGGATTTCTTGTAAAAAATAAATGGGTACACAATGAGTTATATCTCGAAGAACGTCGTCAATAATGGATTAATTGGAAGTACTGTATCTATTGGGTACGGTGCTATTCCTCCTGCAACTCCACTAACAGTTGGACAGGTTTATACAACCAATACTACTGCTGGACAATTTTTAACAAGTGGGTCGAATGGTACAAGTTGGGCTAATCCCAAAGACAATATCATGGTTGTTAAAGATAATCCTCCAGAATTAGAAGTCAAAGGACGGTTAGTCTTAAACGGTCTAGATGTAGAAGAACGGTTAAAGACAATTGAACGAGTATTGACTATCCCTGAACGAGATGTTAAACTAGAAAAAAAACATCCAAAGCTGAAGAAACTGTATGACGAATACATTGCGGCATTGGGTAAGTATAGAACCTGGGAATCAATCAAAGGTGAAGAATGACAACTAATTTAGAAAAGGCATTAAATGAAAAACGAGCACCATGGACTGACATTGAGTACAGAACAAAAGACTTTTGGATCTTCAGAGATGCATATCCAGTTACCCAGGGGCATTTGTTATTTGTGCCTACCCAAGAGTCGAGTAACAATCTCTGGGAGTGCTACAAAGCAGCCTACAAGTTTGGATACGACGGAGTTGAAGCGGGACGCTGGGATGCTTTTAACATCGGACAAAACTGTGGAGAAGCAGCTGGTCAAACAGTGATGTATCCGCATGTACACATGATTCCTAGGCGCAATGGCGACATGGAAAATCCCCGTGGCGGTGTTAGACATGTTATTCCAGAAAAAGGAAACTATGTCTCCAAGTGATCATGAAGTTATTGTAGACTGGACTCCTAAGAATGGGGTTGATTGGTGGAACGAGACATGTGCTATGGTATTAGAAGTATTTGGTTTGCCAGGGCATCGTTTTGTCTACACTCCGAGCGAAGACTTTATGACTTTCTGTTTTAAGTCAAAAAAAGATGCAGACTTGTGTCGTATACTGTTAAGTGAACGATTATGAAAATAGGCATTGTTGGATTAGGATTTGTCGGAGAAGCTATACGTCAAGCATACGAAGGATTATTTACTACTGTTACAGTAGTCGATATTGATCCTGATAAATCTACAGGTACCTATTCTGATCTACAAGACTGTGATGCTGTATTTGTATGCGTACCTAGCCCTAGCAAAGATACTGGCGAATGTGATACAAGTATTTTAAACTCTGTATTGTTTATGTTACAAAATTATACAAATGTAATCATTAGCAAAACTACTGCACCTCCACAGTTTTACGAAAAGATGCAAACAGTCTATCCTAATCTTGTACACATACCAGAATTTTTAGTAGCTAGTCGTGCTTTTGAAGATTATCTCAAAGAAACTAATGCTATCATAGGTGGTAAGATTGCTGCCTATAGAAATGAAGCTGAACGCATTATTAAACTGGCACAGCCCATAACAATGGTAGAACATTGTAGTATAGGTGAAGCAGCCTTTGTCAAATATACAATCAATTCATATCTAGCTACCAAAGTAGTGTTTATGAATGAGATGAGTGAACTAGCAATAGCACACGGATATCGATGGGATGCTATTCGCATGTATCTAGCTGAAGACAATCGAATTGGATTAAGTCATATGCAAGTACCTGGTCCGGATGGATACTACGGATTTGGTGGTATGTGCTTTCCGAAAGATACTACCGCTTGGGTAAAGTATGCAAATAAACTAGGCGTACAATTGAGCGTATTGAAGTCTGCAATTAAAAAAAATGTCCTATTAAGGTTGCAAAAACCTAAATAATACTGTATAATAATACAAAAGACATCCACGTCATTAACTCGGAGAATAAAAATTGACACAAAAATTTACACCAGATCCTGCACTTAAACCCACACCAGAATTTAAATCAGATGAATATGTACCTTTGAAGAAAGAAGTCTACGTAAAAGCAGGCGAAGACATGTCTGATAAAGGTTATCAAGAAGGAACATTGGCAGGAGCAATACGCATGAGGATGCGACGTGATAACAAACGTTTTTGGGCAGGCGATAATATCAGTGATTACTTACACGATAGTGATAAAGAACACTTAATTACTGAAACAACTTTAGCATTTGAAAAAGTTTTAGATGCATTGCTAATTGACCGCGAGAACGATCCTAACAGTAAGGGTACAGCCAAGCGATTAGCCAAAATGTACTTTAATGAGATAATGGCAGGTAGATATGAACAAGCCCCAGATGCAACCGCTTTTCCAAATGATTCGGCAGACCGCTACGAAGGCATGCTTGTGGTTAGAAGTGAACTACGCAGTATGTGTAGCCATCATCACCAGCCTGTATCTGGTGTCGCTTATATTGGGATTATCGCCGCAGAAAAGCTCATTGGTTTGTCTAAGTACACTCGTATTGCTCAGTGGTGCGCTCGTCGTGGTACTCTACAGGAAGAACTCTGCAACGACATTGCCAGAGAGATTAGCAAAGCGACGGAATCAGAAAACGTAGCAGTCTATGTACAAGCGGTACATGGATGCTGTGAGAATCGCGGCATCATGGCACACTCTAGTTTGACACAGACTACAGTATTAAAAGGTGCATTTAAAGAAGATCAAGGAACTAAGAAAGAATTCTTTGACAACATCAAAATGCAACAAGAGTTTGCACCACGATGAGATATATTACTAACAAGTTTGAAAGTATTCGCTTGCCAGTCGAACCTGGTTTGCTAGAGTGGTTGCAGGAAACTTATCCTGCATCAAAATACTTTATTAAGGACATAGAATGACTACTGCTAAAGAAATTACCGATAATTTAATCTATCGTGCAAAAAATATACAAGAATTTGTAGTAAAAAGACCTATGCCAGATGTCCCTAGAGGGCTAATTAAATTTAGCATCCAACATACAGCCGGTGAAAAATATGCTTGTATTTTTGTGCCAGCACTAACACAAGAAGAGGCTGAACAGATGGTAGACGAATGGTTCCAGGAGAATGTATAATATGAATTGGTTAAAATTAAAATTACGCAACTGGGTATTAAGTGCCCATGATGAATATGAAGCTGAAACACTTGTTAGTAATTCAAAAAGAAGTATATCTGTTTCAACAAAAGAAATGAACAGCGACCCGACTCTAAACTTTAGGGTATACTCAGCAGTTGGTGGCAAAGTGGTGGAATTTTCACGTTATGATAAACGGTCTGATCGAAATGACCATACCACTTACATTATTACTAACGATCAAGACTTTGGTGATCGTATTGCAAAGATTGCAACAATGGAGAATTTAAAAGCATGAGCAAAATTAAAATTGCAGAATTATTTTATTCAATTCAAGGTGAAGGACGCTACATGGGTGTCCCTTCTGTTTTCTTGCGTACATTCGGATGCAACTTTAAATGTGCAGGTTTTGGTATGCCTCGTGGTGAACTGAGTACAGAAGTTGAAACAATTTCCTTTGCTCATAGCAATACTCCTTATAAAGACTATAAAGACTTACCACTTGTAAGTACAGGCTGTGATAGCTACGCTAGCTGGCATCCCGACTTTAAAGATCTAAGTCCAATGCTTACTACAGAGGCGATTGCAGATCGTATTTGTGAAATTATCCCTTACGGCGAATGGAAGGAAGAACATCTTGTGATTACAGGTGGTGAGCCATTGTTAGGATGGCAGCGGGTTTATCCAGAACTGTTGGATCATCCTAAGATGTTAGGTCTTAAAGAGATTACGTTTGAAACAAATGGTACTCAGAAACTTACTCCAGAGTTTAAGCAATATTTAGATACATGGACAGGTTTGCCTAAACAGCAACGTGAGATTACATTTAGTGTTAGTGCCAAACTTCCATGTAGTGGCGAAAAGTGGGAAGAAGCAATTCTTCCAGAAGTAGTTTGCGAGTACGAAGAAGTTGGCACAGCATACTTGAAGTTTGTCATTGCTACTGAAGATGATTTCGATAACGCAGTAACTGCGGTAATTGAGTTCCGCAAGGCAGGGTTTAAAGGACATGTTTATCTAATGCCAGTTGGGGGTGTGGAAAGTGTCTACGCACTGAATAATAAGAACGTAGCATTATTGGCAATGAAACATGGATTACGCTATAGCGATCGATTACAAGTGCCGCTATTTAAAAATGAATGGGGTACCTAATGAAAAACTTTTTTAGGAAACTTGCTCCGTTTACAGACGATTGGTTACATACTCGTGTAAAAGAACAACTCTTAGGCAATAGCATGGGCTGGAATTTTCCAAGCTATGCTACTGAAGGGCAAGATCTAAATAATGCTGCATTTGGTAAATGTGCTTTTAACAAACAACAAAATATTGTTAATTGGCACGGTGTTGACTCATTAACCTATGTACTCGACAACTGGCTAGATCAAAATAAAGATTGGTTTAGAATCGGCTTTTTAAATCATTGCATGGTAAATTTATATACCGCAGGTCAAGTAACAGCATGGCACAATGACAACTCTCAACGTATCCCCGGAATGTATAGTCTATTGTACTATGTAGATGATAGCGATGGTGGTACCGAGTTTGAAGATCAAAAATTGTTACATAAAGAAAACACTGGCTTATTTTTTGATTCTAATTTACAACATAAACCAATTGCATCAACCCAACCTAGGCGTATTAGTGTGAGCTGGGTATTAAATGGAAATATAAGATGATTAAAAGATTTGATACACTTGTTGATAACTGGTTACATAATCGAGTAAAAGATCAATTATTAGATCCGTGGTTTGATTGGAATTTTCCCACATTTGGTGATACTAATCCAAATTTGAAACAAGCATGTTTTGGTAGATGCGCCTTAAATCTACGTGAAAATATTAGTAATTGGTACAGGGTTGAATCACTAACATATGTTTTTGATCGATGGATAGATCAAAATAAAGACTGGTTTAAAATAGATCACTTAGATCGATGCTTAATAAATCTATATGCCAAAGGTCAGCAAACTGTATGGCACGATGATAATTATTTTAAAATACCTGGAATGTATAGTTTACTGTACTATGTAGACGACAGTGACGGTGGAACCGAATTTGAAAATCAAAAATTTCTACATAAAGAAAACACTGGTGTATTTTTTGATTCTAATTTGCGGCACCGACCAATTGCATCAACTCAACCCAGACGTATAAGTGTAAGTTGGGTAATGAAAGGAACTATTAAATGATAAAGAAACTATTTGAAAAAATTACTGGCATAGATAAAATTCGTGCCAAAAGTCAAGCCGAAGCGGAGGCTGCTGTAAAGGCTGCTGAAGAATCTGCCGCTATAGCCAAATTAGCGTTAGATGCGGCAGAGGCTGCTACTAAAGCAGAAGCACTTGCTAAAATGACTCCGAAAGAACGTGCTACTGCTAAAGGTGAGCCTTGGGTTAGTGTTTTAGACACACACGTTAATAAGGATAATATTAGAAATGGCTTTTTTGAGCTTGACTGGAATGACCTGTTTGTGTTACAATTAAAACAAGCAGGATATGGATTTGACGGTGACCCGGACGAAGAGATTGTAGATCGCTGGTTCCGAGACATTGTTAGAAACATGCTAGGCGAAGAAGGCCAGGACACTACCCGCGGTGCAGGTTACATTAACGTGGTTCCGATCACAAAAGATAAATCAGAGGTTTCATGACATATATTTTAGTTGATACTGCTAACACATTTTTTCGTGCTAGACATGTAGTGCAAGGCAATGCAGATATCAAACTTGGTATGGCTTTTCACATTACCTTTAACAGTATTAAAAAGGCATGGCAAGACTTTGGAGGCACACATGTGGTCTTCTGTCTCGAAGGTCGAAGCTGGCGTAAGGACTTTTATAAGCCTTATAAGGCTAATCGTGCTGAAACTCGCAGTGCAATGACTGTTCGAGAACAAGAAGAAGATAAGTTGTTCTGGGAAGCATTTGATGAGTTTAAAAACTTCATTACTGAAAAGACTAACTGCACAGTATTGCAACATAAACAACTAGAAGCAGACGATTTAATTGCTGGCTTCATTCAAATGCATCCAGAAGCAAAGCACGTTATTATTAGCACAGACGGAGATTTTGCACAACTAGTAAGTCCTACTGTTAGCCAATATAATGGCGTAGGCGATTTGCATATTACACACGAAGGAATCTTTGATGCTAAAGGTAAACCCGTTAAAGACAAAAAGACGGGCGAGCCTAAGCCTGCACAAGACCCTCAATGGATGCTGTTCGAAAAATGTATGCGTGGTGATACCAGTGATAATGTCTTCTCGGCGTATCCAGGTGTGCGTACTAAAGGTAGTAAAAATAAAGTGGGTCTTACTGAGGCGTTCCAAGATCGTAAAAGCCGCGGATATTCGTGGAACAATCTCATGCTTCAGAGATGGGTCGACCACAACGGCGAAGAACATCGTGTACTAGATGACTACCAACGTAACGTGCAACTATGCGATCTTACTGCACAGCCGGCAGAGATTAGGAAACTTATTGAAGAAACTATCAATACTAATGCAGTATCTAAAACAGTTGACCAAGTTGGTATTCGTATGTTAAAATTTTGTAATACATGGGACATGAAAAAGATTGCTGATAACATTCAGCAATATGCAGTCCCATTTCAGGCGAGGTATGTAAAATGAATTTAAAAGCAAAACCCATTGTTGATGGAAAATTTTGGATTGTAGAAAACGATGGTGAGAAAGTTGCTATCCTGCATAAGAAAGAAAACAACAAGTTTATGTTGAGCTCAAAAGATGGAGAAATATATTTTTCTAAAAAAGATGAGCTAACTAAAAAGTTTGGTAAAGACTTTTTTCAAATTAGCGACAAAGTTAACATTACTCATGAAGAAGTCCGTGATGTCTATGATTACCCAACTAGCTGTAGACCGTATAACCCAGTCTTTAATGTGCAAAGAAAATTGCCATTGTTTACCAAAAGTCAAGCAAGTAAAAGTTTGTATTGTGCAGGCTATTACACAATTAAATTTGACAAAGGTTGGGTTAAGAGCTTTTGTCCAAAATTAATTACTGTTGAGCGATATCCAACTAGAGGTCCGTTTAAAAGTGAACTTGAAATGAAACAGGTGCTGTCAAATGCCAAGTCCGATTAATACAGTTCCTATCCAACAATTCATACAGCAGGTAAAAGCTGCCGATATGACTCAGCAACGTGAGATTAAATTAGATATGAAAACTGCCAAGGCATTAGCATACTGTTTAGGTGAAATTAGTGCTAAATTGCTTGAGGATTACGATACAGTCTTTCGACGATTAGAATCAAGTACGGGCGGTGCTGTTACCGTCCAAATGGATGGTGGTGGGTTTTCTACCAATTAATTGATAAATATATGCGTACTTAATATGAGGACGCATATATGTCAAGACCTAAACCTACTGTTCTATTAGAATACATTAATAAAAAGAACTATAAGAGCGAGCAAGTTCTTAGCGCAGAGGCAATCTGGGCAGTATTTTATAAGCAAGAACCGTTTAATTTAAAATCAGCAAGTAGTATTACCAGCTATCCTGGTCCTAAATATAAGAAGGTTTCATTTAGTAATCCGGGCCATGCACACAATTTGGCTAAAAAGTTAAATCAAATGTTTAACTGTGACGACTTTGAAGTTGTCAAATTAACCAGTGGTGAAATTATTA